TCTCAGTTTTTTCTGAGAGTCACTGTTTCATCCCGCACAGCCGAGCCTCCTTACACCAAATAGGCTTAAAGTTTGAAACTGAACCGACCAAGAAAGAACCTAATGATTTACGAAACAACTAAGAACTGGATTGAAACATTGTCGCTGGATGTGGAGTCTCAGGTTCATGCCGACTTAGCGTTGGCACTTGCAGCTCGATACGACGACAAGGGAGAAACCTCGACCGCCGGTGAACTTCGCAAGACAATCAACGAACTCAAAGTGATGATTGGTAAGCCTGAGCAGGTCAACCCGCTTCGGGAGTTGCTGAAACGCTAATGCTGTTCCCTGCCAGGTGGACTAAGCCACTATCGGAAGACTTCGAGTCTGATGCCGACCGACTTCTTCAGGTTGTCGACTTGGCTTACCGAGACATGGACAACCCCGAGGGAATCAAGCTCGATGAATGGCAACGGTGGTTGCTTCGGGCAATACTGGAGCGTTACCCTGCTGACCACGCTGACCCTGAACTGGCTGGCAAACTTCGCTATCGTGCTGTGGTCTGTTCCATACCTAGACAATCGGGTAAGTCGCTAATCGGTTCCATACTTGGACTTTGGGGTGTGGCTATGCGTAACGGCCAAACACTTTCTCTTGCTTCTAACGTGGAACAGGCGATGGTTATCTATTCACGAGTGTTGGCGACCATTATGAGCAACGATGAGTTGAAGTCGATGTTTCGGAAGACTACGGAACGCCGTGGAATTGTATCTGCCGATGGTTTGTCTAGGTATGACGTTCGCCCGGCTAAGGAATCGGCTTTGCAAGGTTTGCGAGTTGATACTGTGCTGGCTGACGAGTTGCACATTTGGAAAAAGGGAATGTGGACGGCTGTGGTTCAGGGAACTACTGCCAGCCCTGAGGGAATCATTATTGGTATTACTACTGCTGGTGATGCGACTTCAGAAACGCTTATGGACCTTTACAAACAAGGCGACCGCTCAGTAAATGGCGACCCTGCTTTGGAACGCTTTGGTTTCTTCTGCTGGGAAGCCCCCGAGGGCTCGGCTATCGACACAGAATCAATTCTGGCTAGTAACCCTGCCGTCGAGTGCGGCCGTATCCCACTTGACCGAATCATGACCGACTTGGCGACTATTCCTGAACATGAAGCTCGACGTTACCGCCTAAACCAATTTATTTCAGGTTCGAGCGAGTCTTGGCTTCCTGCACCGGTGTTTTACAAGTGCCAGGCACAGGGTATTGCTGAGATTGATGGTTGTGTGTTGTCGGTGGATGTTACGGCGACACTTGACCATGCGACGATTAGTGCGGCTAAGAAAGTTGGCGACATTGTGCAGACCGAGTTAGTTGCAAGCCTTGTGAACCCCACTGAGGGCCGTTTATACGAAATGCTGGTAAGTCTTTACCGAAACACTAAAGCGACCGCTATCGTGGTCGATGGTGGCCGTATGCCTAACTTGCAGAAGCGTTTGAAGCAAAACGGAATGCCTTTGTGGTCTTTGTGGTCGAAAGAAGTTGCAGCTGCCGCTTCCACATCGTTCAGCCTGTTCCAGCAAGGCCTTATCGAATGGAATGGCACAGACCAGTTGCTTATCGCTCAGGTTCCTCGAGGTGTCGTCCGTTACTCGGGCGAGAACTGGTTTTTATCTAGGCGTGATTCCTTTGGCGACATCGACGCTGTTACAGCAACCCTTATGGCGGTTTATGTGGCGGTGCAACACCAGCCGGCCACAATCGGAGTTTTTTAGACACGCCGAGTTACTTTACATAATGTAAGTGCTAAACATTATCATTGTTAGCGATGGCAAGTATCTGGCAACGCATTTTCCCTAAAACTGAGACTCGGGCAGTAACCCCTGTGATTCCGTCACGCTGCTCTGACGCTTACTGCGGTCTGGCGTAGCGTTCAGATACTTGCCACCACCGTTTCTAACCTTGGGCTTATCACCAAACGCTTTGCGACCGGTATGGAAATGGTTGTCGACAACCCTGCGTTCGTAAACAATCCATCGTTGCAAATGAAACGCCACGAGTTTATCTATTCGACCGCTACAGACCTAGCCCTTTACGGAAACGCTTTCTGGTATAAGTCTTTTGATTCTGCTGGTCGAGTAAACGATGTAATGCAGATACCGGCTTGGCAAGTGTCCATCGAGACCGAGACCGATGCTCTCAACTCACCTAGACGTTACGTTTACCTAAACGGTGTTTACACTCAGGTTCAGATTGAGCACTTGCAGCTCTTTCCTAGGGCTGGCTGGCTCAAAGGGCCATCACCAATCCAAACTTGCCAAGAAGACATTGTTGGTGCTTTGGACTTGCGTGATTACCAAGCCAACTGGTTCTCAGCTGGTGGCGTTCCAACTGGTGTGCTAAAAACTGGTAAAGAGATTAGCCCAGACGATGCTCAGACCATTACCAACACTTGGAACACTAAGCAAGCCACACGCCAGATTGCTGTTCTTGGTAACGGCTTTGAGTATCAGCAAATTGCTTTGAAGCCGTCTGAAGCCTTGTTTACGGAAGTGTCTGCACAATCGGTTCAGCAAATCGCCAGGTTGTTTGGTATCCCACCTCGCAAATTGGTTACCGGTGTTGACGGAACTAGCGACACTTACTCGAACCTTGTCGACGAAGAGTCTGCGTTCTATCGTGAAACCATTCAGGCTTACACCCGTCCAATTCAGGATGCTTTATCTAACTGTCTACCTCGTGGCTCCCGAGTGGAGTTTATGTGGGAAGACCTTGTTTTGTCCAAGTCTGACCGCCTAAGAATGTGGTCTGATGCTATTGCCGCCGGCATTATCACTCCAGAGTATGCCGCTCAGAAAGAGGGCTTAAATGTCTGAAATTGAAACACGTTCACTCGAGCTGAGACTTGAGAACCTTGAAGAACGCACAATTACTGGTTTGGCTGTTCCTTACAACCAAGATGCCAACATTGGTGGCGTTTACAACGAACGCTTCGCACCCGGTGCGATTGACTCCATCGAAGACGTAAAACTCTTTTATGGCCACGAAACCCCAATCGGTGTTGTTACCGATGGTCGGGAAACCGATGGCGGTTATGAGATCACTGCAAAAGTGTCTGAGACCACTCTCGGCAACGATGTGCTTACGCTTATGCGTGATGGAGCACTAAACAAGTTTTCGGTGGGCTTTGTGCCTGTTTCACAAGAACAGGATGGCTCAACGATTACACGCACCAAGGTTTCCTTAAAGGAAGTCTCGGTCGTGCCTTTTCCTGCTTATGCAGGTGCAAGTATCACCGAAGTTCGAGATGAAGAACGTGAAATCGTTCAGCCTGCCGAACCAACCCCTACCCCTATCAAAGAAAGCGAGTCCGAATTGGAAAACTCCAACATCGAACTTGACGTTCGCTCAGTTCAGGATGAAGTTGCAGAACTTCGTCGTGTTGTTGAGTCGTCTGTCTCACCAGTAGCCCCATCGGCTCCTGACTACATGAACTACCGCTCATTCGGCGAATACGCTCAGGCGTTCGCTAAGGGTGAGCCTGCTGCAATCGAATTGGCTCGTGCCGCTTCGACTTCGGCAGACACCTACGCCGCTCCTGGCTACATTGGTTACATCAACAAGCTCATCCAGAGCAACCGCCCATCATGGAACGTATGGAGCACCTCGGTTCTTCCTGCTACCGGTATGACTGTTGAGTATGCTGCCATTACTGCTAACACCCTAGCCGTTGGCCAGCAAGACCCAGAAAATGAAGCACTTTCGTTCGGTAACCTAACCATCGACAGCATTTCAACCGCTGTGGACACCTACGGCGGTTACACCACTGTCTCGAAGCAGGCTCTGCTTCGTGGCTCGGTTGACTACGCAGGTATCGCATTCGATGCACTAGCAGTTGCTTACGCTAACGCAACCAACACTGCAGCCAAGGCAAAGATTGCTGGCCTTGACTTCACTGGTAAAGTTATGGACCTAGATGGTGGCACTGCTACCTCAGTTATCGAGGGTCTAATCGACGGTGTGAAATACATTAAG